TCGGCTATTTGTTGTTTTGTTAATTCTTCACCACTCAATTTAGCGAGGAACTCTCGATTCAACATATCTTTTTGAACTTCCTGATTAATTAAATCTTGCATAGCAGTTTGACGTAAACCACTAGCAGGTATTGTTTCTGTAACAGCCCCTGCTGCATCTGTTATGTCAATAGGTAAAGCTTCTCCTAATACTTCGCTTTCTATAGGTCCTTTTATAATATCACCCATAATTTGACCAGAACCGTAACCTAATACAGCAGATGCAATACCTTTTTCTAAGTCGCCTGTTTCTAGGTAAGTGCCTAGTCCTGAACCTAATGCTGCACCTCCGGCAGCACCTACCAATCCATAACCTAATAAGTTAGGAAAAAATGCTCCTCCTAATAAACTACCTAATATAGCCCCTACAAAGGCTTCAGGTTGTCCAGTTTCAGGATTAATGGTTATAGGCATAATAGATGCTAATCCAGCTACTTCTTGTGGATTTACGTGCATAAGCATAGTGTCGCCATAGCGACCCATTTTTGCTAATTCTGCTGCTTGTTTTCTAGCATCCATATTATCTTTCCTCTTTTGTTTCACAGCCAAATATATTAAAACTCATATCTACTGCACTCGTATACACTTTTACAACATCTGTTTGATTTAATGTTATGCCTAAAACTATGGCAAACGAATCATTTGCTCCTACAGATTTGTCGTAATACAAAAATTGTTTATCATCAGCCGTAGCACCGCCTACGTGTACGCTCAATCTAAAAGTAATTGCTGAACCGGTTCTATTTGCTGCCACTATTGAACTTACAGTTGTTTGTGTCATATCAGGCACAGTATATAAAGTAGTTGTAGTTGTAGCTGCTGGGTCAACCTGACCTAAAACTTTTAACGTATCAGTCATGTTTCATACCCATTAATAAAAATTGATGTCTTTTAATTGATTTACTTGGAATGCTTTCTTGCATTCTTTTAAGTAAAAAAACTTCTCTTTCTAATAGCTGTATTGCTTTTACTAATACATCTCTAGTTAATTCTTCATTATTAAAATCATATACAGGCGATGCCATTGGTAAAGTTGTAGGTGCTCTTTGACTCATTATTTTTTACCGTCCTGTCTCATTTCTAATCTAAAAGACCCTAATCGCCAACCATATCCCAAACCTGTGCTTTCAAATCTCAATATAGCTTGTCTAGTTCTTGCCCTTATAAAAGCTTGTTGTGTTGTAGAATCTATTGCACTTGTAGATAAGGTTGTCGGCGTATCTAAAGGGAAATCTACGCCTTTTACTGAAACATTTAACGTATTAGCAGTACCTGTTTGACCTCTAAATTTTAAATCCGGAATAATTTTAGATACAAACATAAAATGTTCACCATCAGGTTCTAAATCAAAATCAGATGTTTCAATAAAAGCTGTCATAGCAGTACCATCTGCATCATTACCAACTTCGTGATTGTATAAATAATTTGTATTGCTATTAGTTGTTTTACCTGCTGCCACAGGAAAATCTAAAGAATTTGCTTCTATCCAAGCTGTTCTGACAAAATCATTGTCTGTGGTGCCTATACTCCATGTATTTTCTAAGTAATTAAATATTACATATCTATCTAACTCATCAGAATCGGCAGAAGGATAAAACCACATAATTTCGTTATGGTCTACATTAGAAAGTCCAAAAACTTTAAAACTTTGTCCTAAATTTATATCTGCAAATATATAGTCTTGTACTGCACAAGGTAAAGTTTGTACGCTACCAGCATAAACATAAAAACTACCTCTATCCATAAAGAAAACTTTATTGTCAGCATTTATAGCGGCATTAGGAGAAATCATAGAAGGACCCTGCATAATTTCTGCAAAACTAAAAATAAAAGGTGCACCGCTATACTGCATAGAATGCAAACCATTATCTGTCCAAATAAGTATTTCTTGCCTAGTTCGTAATGCTCCTATTATTGTTGAACCGCTAGATAGTCTTGTACCTCCTGCTGTATTAGTAGAAGTAGGAGTCCAATCTACTGAACTTTCTTGGTCTGACCATCTAACAAACAGAGGGTCAATATCTGTTGAACCTATTGGATTTGCACCAAAACAAATAATATGCCTATCAATATCTGACACCATTATTTGTAAAGCTTTAACAGGAGGTGCACTTGCTCCTGCTAAATCAGAAAAAGCCACAGCACGTTGAGAAGTTCCTGCACTTTCATCCCATAAAAATATTCCTCCGCCTCTAACACAAGTAATTAGGTCATCACCAAAATTATCTTGCGACCACAATCTTAATTGATTGTTAGCAGATAAAGAACTTACAGAACCCCAAGTACCAGCACCCCAAGTATCTACACCCCAGCCTGTTCCTTTAACAAAAGTATCTAATCCTATATTAATTTCATAACTGCCATCTACACCAGAACCTCCATTACCAGTATCACTAGAATTTGCTGTAACTGTAGAACCTGAAGTATCTTTAGCTGTTATCTCATACGTATTAGCTGTTAAAGATTTATCTATTGTATATTCTTGATTTAAAACAGCAGCAGTTATATTTCCCCCTAAAGATACGGCTTGAGAAAAAGTTACAGTATCTCCTGTGACTGCTCCATGTGATGAATCTGTCACAACTACTGTTGATGAACCATTTGTAGCTGCAAAAGTTATAGAATTAGTTGAAGTTTTTCTTATAGGGGTAATATTATTAAAATCATTGCCTTGTTTTACATATAACTTTAAATGTGTACCTACACCAATATAATCAGTTTGTCCTTGGTCTCTATAAGAATGAAGACTTCTGCAAGTTCCCTCAAAACTATTTAAAGTATTTTTTTCCCATCCTCCTATTTTTTCAGGTCTTCCGCTTCTAAATCTTACTTTGTCTGCATTAAAAAAACCGCCTTCTTCTGAATAAGAAGTTCCTTCTCTAACTATGCCGGGTCTAAAATCATATTTTTTTAACATTATTCTTCTAAAACTCTGTCTCTTAATCTAATAGCCCTATCACCTACCTGTGTAGCCCATTTACTGTCTAACATTTCTACAGCAGCAGTTTTAAAATCACCAATTTGCATAGCTGATAAAAACTTTTTAAATTTACTTAGTCTAGGATAACCTAAATTAAAACCCATATTTACCATTACACGTTGTTTATTATCATCTAAATCTCTCCACCACCAAAGATTTCTATCTAATTCCTCGCATACTGTATTTATATCAGACTCCAAACACTCTAATATTCTTTCTTCTGAAACAGGAGTGCCAACAGGTTTACCGTATTCTTCATCTGTTTCTAATATTAAATGTCCTACTCCAAGTGTAGGATAACCAAGATGGTCTAAATATATTTCGTATTTATAACCTTCATCTAATATTAATTCTTTTACTAACTTTTCTTTGTTCATATTAAAAACCTTCCCCTATCAAAACAGAACAGGAGCAGACTTGCTCTAAATTAATAGGGGTCGGCTAATCTTGTTTCTGTGAGGCACCGAAATAAAAACTTATTACAGCACTAGCTAATCCACCTAAATATCCTAAAACTAAATTTATTAACGCTTCGCTATTTTGTTCTGGTGGTTGTAAGGTAACTAAAAATATATATGCCAAAAATCCACCTACAGTTGCTATACCCATAATTCTAGCTGTCCAATCTTTACCAAATTGTCCTCTAGCATTTTGTTTATCGGCAGTTTCTAATTTAAAAACATCAACATCTAACTCTTTCATTTGCAATTCAAAAGCTTGTTCTGCTTTTTTTAACTCAAGCATTTGTTCCGGTGATGCTGTTTCTAATGCCTTCTCAATAGATTTAGAATCATTTTTACATCCTAAAACATCAGAAATCATATTAGCAGCCATACCGCCCATAGGTCCTCCTATGGCTGTACCTAATGTTGGTGCTACTGCACCTACCACACTTTTTAATAAATCTTTCATTTCTACTCCCATGTATAAACTTGTAAGGGTTTTGATTTGCCTTTGACCTCTATAGGGTCTAATAATTTTAAATCAAAATCGCTATATTTAGCTGTCTCCTCACCTATTAAAACACCAACACCTGCAACTTTTGTACTAGATTCTAATCTAGCTGCAACGTTACAAGGGTCACCAATTAAACTAAATGCAAACCTATCTGTAGCACCAAAATTACCTGCTATACATACACCACTATTTACTCCGATACCTATAGCAACTTCTGGTATGTTTTCTTCTACAAATTTTAAATTAAGTTCATCTATATTTTTTTCTATTTCTTTGGCAGCTTTCAAAGCTAAATTATGATGGTCTTCTTGAGGTATTATGGTATTCCAATGAAACATACCTGCGTCACCAATAAATTTATCTGTGCATCCATAGTATTTATTAGCTGCTTTAACCTGTGCATCCAATACTGCATTCATTATGTATGTAACCATTTCTGGTTCTACAGATTCAGATAAACTGGTAAAGCCTCTAAGGTCTGTAAATATAATAGAACAATCTACTCTTTTACCGTTTACCTGACAAAGTTCAGGATTAGCCTGTAATTTTTTTACCATTCTAGGGTCTAAATATTTACCAAACTGCTGTTTGATTTGTTGTCTTAGTTTGTATTGTTCTCTAAATCTTAAATAAAATGCTGTGGTCGCTGTTACAAATTGAGATATTAAAGACCAAACAACATCTATCAATAATCCTTGTTGTATCAAATAATAACCACTAAAACCTGTAACTATAAAAACTATACTTGTAGATGTTACTCCCAAAGTTATTCCAAATATATTAATTAGACTTATAACTAAACAAATAGATATAAATGTAATTAATAATTCTACAAACAAAGAATAGTCAGGTATATATGGACTATCTTGTATTAATATAGATTCTGCTAAAGCTGCCTGTATTTTATGAGGTTCTAATAAACCTTTTGGTGTAGCTAACTGTGGCATTATTCCTTTTGCTGTAAATCCAACAAAAACAAATCTGTTTTCTACATCCATTTCTTTTAATGTAGTTTCACGTGGAACCGTCCATGAAATCCATTTTCTGCCTAAACTATCTGTTTTTACAGGTGGTAAACCTTTTACCTTTATTTCTTGGATGCCATTATCATTAGTTTTTATAATGTAAGTATCTGCACCTGCTAAAACTTTTAATACTTCAGTACCATAAGAAGCAACCCAACCATCAGGTGTTCTCATTAATAAAGGTAATCTACGAACTAAATTATCTACGTCTGTTCTAGCTACAGCTAAACCCTGACTTGCATTTTGTTTCAACAATTCAATGTTTTCTATAACACCTGTTGCTTCTAAACCACCTATATCCTCACCTAATACAACTGTGCCTGTTGTGGGCGGATAATCCCCTGTGCCTTCAAACATAGCCAGTACACTTGGAGAAAAAGACAAAGCATTTGCAAAATCAAAATCACCACCAAATCTATCTGGTTGTGGAAACGCTATAACCCATCCAACTCCTATAGCACCTTTACGTAATAAATTTATGTGTATTTGTGCTAATGTTTGCCTAGATAGTGGATAGCCACCTTCATTTGCTATATCTTCTTCTGTTATATTCAAAACAGCAAAATTACCTGAAGGTTCTTTATCTGCTACCAATTCGTCAAAAGTTTTTAATTTTATTGTTTCATAAAACTTAGGCTGTATAACCTGCACAAAACAGAGAGATATTAACAAACCTATGTATATATACTTATTCACGAACCTTGAGTAATTTTAATTATAGAATCACCACCACCATTTATTTTTACCGTATTAGAAACACCATCTTGTATAAATATAACTGTGTAGCCCTGACCCGTAGACAAATCAATTTGTGCTGATTGATTTACTTTTCTTCTTAATGATATTGATTGACCTGTTACTAAAGTTATTATTTGAGTATTTGTATCTTGTCCTATCTGTGTTCCCGTAATCCTAGTAACTGTCTGTTCTTGTTTTAGGTCGTCTTCTTTAAGTTTATCTAGTTCCTCTACTATTTTTAGTAAGTCTTCAAAAAAATTTACATCTAAATAATTTATATCTAGTTCAGTAAATTCTAATTCATCTTTAGCAAAGTAATCAGCATCTAAGTCTTCAAACTCTAAAAAGTCTACATCTAAAATATTATTACCTGTACTTGTTTCTTGTTCAGCAAACTGTTCATTTCTCTCCGGTGGTTGAACAATCAACATATTGTCTATTACATCTAAAGTTAAATCTAAAATAACAGGTTTGCTTGGTATAGATTCATAAACGTTTGTTGTTGTTGCTTCGTAAGGTTTATTTAACGTTACTGAACCAAAAGCTGTCGTTACTAATATTTCACCACTAGATACGCCATTAGCATCAGGTAATAAAATTATTAAACTTCGACCTAATTCATCTACCGTACAAGTAAAATCTGTACCTCTTATAGCTATATCAGCAGTAGGAGTCGTAATAGATATGTTTTCTTTATTTATACGATTTAAATTACCTGTAATAAAACGTGCTGTACCGCTTGCAAAATTTAAAGCTAATTTAGATTTTGAAGGATTCGGGTCAAATATATATTCATCTATAACTAACTGACTGTGTTCTGTTAATTTTACTGTTGATTTATCAAGAAACTGTATTGCTATTCTGCCCTGCTTTGTTTGCACATTGTCATTCTGCTCTATACCAAACTCTAGTTCAGCTACATAAGGTTTATCTCTGACTACTTGTGCATTACCTTTTAACTCAGATATTTCTCCTATATCAAGGGCATGAAGTTGATGTGCCCCCATCATTTTGTATAACACACACAGAGCCATTATTACCGCTTGATAATATCTTGAGCCAATCTGAAGCCAATGTACTTTGTTGCTCAATATTAAAACTCCTTGAATTACCAGTTTGGTCTAAATAAAAATATGCACCTGTATATCCATCACCATCATAAGTTACAGAATTAGAGTCGCCATCAACATCTACATAAGAAGTAGCTTGGTCTACATCTATGTCAAAATCAAAAGTATTACTACTACCTTGTATAATCCAGTCTAAATCCAAAGTAGAAGCTAAGTCATTAGTAGCAAGGTCAAGTGTAAATGTGTTAGATGAACCATCTACATCTACGTTTAAATTACCACTATCTGCCCCGTAAGTGTTAGTTGGGTCAACCTGTATGTTAAAAGTATTGCTATCTCCATCAAAATCAAACAAACCAGTAAATGTATCAGACGTTATATCGCCTAAAAATTTATTGCTGTCACCTATTTGATTTATATCTAGTGTCATAGTTACACCATCAAGGTCTAATGCAGTCATTGTTCCTGCTACAGCATTTGCTCCACCTATAATATTAGATGAACCTAATTGCTCTATATCAAGATTAAATGTTGCTCCCACTTGGTCTACATAAATTTCGTTATCTGCCCATAAGAAACTTACCAATAAAAAAGGTAATAATTTTCTCATTTTTTTAAATTCCAAAATCTCTGCTCTATCCCTTGCTTTATGGTTTCTAAAACAGCAGTTTCTATTGCATTCTGCAAAGCTATATTGACTGATTCATTTTCTACCATGCCATTTTCTATTTCTATAAGTTCTGTATTATCAGAAACAAATCTAAATACATCCTGACTTAAAGCAACACTAATAATTGATTTTGTTGTAAGTACCTCCGTTAATACTTTTCCTGTTGAAACTGATACAGTTCTTAGTGATACCGTAACTGTATCTTCTCTATATTGTTTGGTATTTCCTATACCAAGATACCTAGCACCCAAGCCGCCTGACTTAACGTTGCTTTCGTACCCTATTACACCTCCTTCCATTATTAAACCTGCAAAGGTTAGAGGTAATAATTCTTTATCTTCGTTAAATGAATTTCTTGTTTGTCTAATAAGTTGTCTTTCTTTTGTAAGGTTATCCAAACCTATACGTTCAACTACATCAAAAAATTTGCCATTACCTGCGTGCTTTAGTGCTCTAATTAAATAAGCATCAGGTGCTTGTGTTATAGCTGTGCTAAAACTAGCATATTGGCTATTACTTCTACGTTGTCCTGTTTTGTCAATAAAACTTTCTGGATATACTGCCACACTAGGTCTTGCTCTTGGTGGACCTATATTAGCTAGTTCTTCATTTATTAAATTACTAACCTTAGATATTTCTGTCTTAGTAACTGGTGGTATAAAATTATTTAATACAGAACAACTAGAAACTAAAGTCACCGATAGGCAAAGTAATAATAGTTTCATTTCCTTCCTCATCAGTTATTTTTAAAGTTATATAATCACCATCAACAGAATATTCAATCGTATTGCCTTCTAACTCTAATATTCCTTGTTCCTGTTGTATTTCGCCAAATAAGTTATCTACAAGCTGCCTACTTAATTGTGCATAAATACGACTCTCTAAATTTCTTATAAATCTAGCTAACGTAGTATTATTTGCTTCTCTTTCTAATTCTTCCTGATAAGCCTTTATTTCTGCTTTAAGGTCTTCTTTGCGATTAAACTCTTGATTCTCTATAGTTAAATAGTGTGCTGAAGTACCTTGACCTGAAAAACTAGGATTTTTAAATTTATGTATCATCTCATCAGCTATGACCTGATTAGCGACAGCTATAACAATAAAAGCTAATAACAAAGTTAAAAACAAACCAAATAGTGATAAAGCTAACAATATTTTTTTTGTTATTGTATTCATCTAATCTTTCCGTTGGTCATCTCTATCTGCTTTTGCTATCTTATTGCTATCTATTAGTTGCGGTACACCAAGTATGGTTTTTATAAGCGTATCTTGTCTAATAATTTCATTATCTAAACTTCGTACTCTATCTATAAGAGCAACTAATATGCCATGTTGAGAGTCAAGTTTTGTGCCAAGACGTTCTTCCATTTGAGATATTTGGTCTGCTACCTTATCGTCTAGCACATCCACTTTAGTTTCCATGCCATCTATAATTCTGTTAATTAATTTCCAAATAAAAAAACCTAATCCTAAAGCAGCAGCTATAGGAAAACCAACTTCATTAATTAATTTAACTGCATCTTCCATTAATCTACAGGGGTAAATATACCTTCATCAATTAAAATTTTACGATTACGTTGATGTTCTATTTCTATATCTTCTTTTGACTGACCATAATAAGCTACAGCTAAATGAGACTTAACCATAGTTTGATTTATGTTTTTTCCATCAACTATTACTTCACCTAAAACTCTACCGTATTTACCTTTAGAATCTTTAAGTTTTGTTTGTATAACTACTTGTTTACCTTTCTCTATTGATTCTGTTAAAAACGCTGTAGCCATTTTTCCTCTAGCTTTCTCATCTTTGTTGCGAGTACGTGATTCGGGAGTATCAATACCATATAAACGAACCCGACAACTATAAGAAACATCAAACCCAAGGTCCAAAACAACATCCACCGTATCGCCGTCAACCACTCTTTTAACTTTGCAACTATACTCATACATTCTTCTTCCTTTTTTTCTTTACCCTTTTCCGTTTTTTAGAGGGTGGTTTAGTAATTTGATTTTTTATGTTTGCTCTACTTATTACCATTTTACTTTATCTGCCCAATAAGCTGCTGACATCTTGCCTTTTTTAATATTTTTACCATGTCTTGCTTTGAAAGATTTACGTTTTGCTTTCATACGTGCAGATTCACCTTTTTTTGGTTTACCAGCAGTACCACTAACAGTTCCTACTTTTTTGCCTTGTTGTCCAAAACGTATAGTTTTTATTTTGTCACCTTCTTTAGCAACAACGATATGAGATTTTTTAGGATGATTAGGAGTACGTTTAGGTTTATTAAAACCACTAACTCCTGCTCTAGCCAATCTTGGGTCTTTCTTTTTAGCCATTATCTTTTTTTACCTTTATGTAGTCCATGTCTAGCGTGTTGTTTGCCTTTTTTAGTAGCTGCTCTTTTCTTTCTATTGGCTGCTGCTAATTTTCTTCTGCCTTTTGGAGTTGACTTAAGTTTTTTTATTGTTGAAGCTGGTGCATATACTTCTCCTGTTTCTGAAGACTTTTTGCCACTAGGAGTTCTCCATTTTTGTTTAGTCCATCTTTTAAGACTTTTTTGTGTTTTTTTTAGTGCCATGTGCTTTCCTTATTGCTTCTTTACCTTTCTTAGCTATTTCGGCTTGTTGCCTTTTACCTGCTACTTTTGCTCTCTGCTCTAGGACTGTAAGTATTTGTATCTTTCTTGCAAAAGGTTTTTTGATTTTTTTAACTTTAGCTACAGTTGCTCTTGCATCAGCAGGAGTAGCAAATTTTATTGATACTGTATCTTTAGGATTTTCATCCGTATACAATCTTCTTCCGCTACCTTTAGGTTTTTTGCCTGTTCCCTTTTTAGGGTCTTTATTCTTCTTCTTCATCTAAACCCTCACTATATAAATTGTTAAAAGTTATTGCGGGGTCTGTATAACTTTGATGACCCTCTGCCGAATGAAGATATTGAGATGGTGTAAAATCTGGTGCACCTTCTCCTGTTCTCCACAAAGCCGGACTTGTTGCTCTTACTCTATTATTAGGCAAAGCCACTATGTTTCCTTGCCATTCACAATCCTCTGTAATATATAAAACATGAGACTGTTTATGTTGGTCAGGACTATCTGCAATATCATTATCTGTATAGTCAACGGTAAATAAATAACGACTTTGATAAAATTCATTATTAATCTTACTTATCCAAGGACTAGAACTAACTCTGTCCATAACAATAACTGAGTGATTTCTTGATTCACAATCCCAAGGTTGTACTAAATGGTCTTCCATACGGTCAGGAAATTTTTCCATAGCCATATCAAAAACTAATGCTTGTATGGGCATTCTTGCCCACATAGCACCACCATGTACGTTTTCTAATCCATCATCTAAGTCTATTTCGCATCCAGTAAAAACTACTTGAAAACTTAATGACCTATCAGTAATTGTATTAACTGCTATCGCTAATGCGTGTATATATTCACCGTGATAATTTTGATGGTCACAAGTGAACTCTTTTCTAACCCAACATTTAAAGTAAGGTATGTTGCTTATTAAATAAGACATATTCTGCTCCTTTTATCTTAATGTGCATATATTAAATCATCAGAATGATAATTTAACGTTAATTCTTCTCCTGCATATATTTTCTTAGTTGTGTATACATTGTAAGTTCTATAATCATCCCAATCTAATTCTAAACACAGTTCACAATTAGGATTATCCGAATGATTTAAAAACCCACCTATAGAAGTTCTAATATAACCAGATATTATTGGTACTTTGATATGAGACATTCCTAAATCAAAATCTTTTTTTATATCTTTAATTGCAAATAAACCGGAACCTTCTATATCACTTTTTTTTACTTCTATACAATCGGGCAAAGGTTTGTAATAAAATTTATTATAAATAGGGTACATTAATTTTTATATCCACCACCTTTAGCTTTATATTGTTTAGCTAACATTTGTGCTTTTCTAGCACTCCATTGTCCCGGTTTTCCGCCTTTAGAACCTGCTTTAATTTTATTAAAAAGCGACTTTCTCATTCCGGGTTTTGTGTAGTTACCGGCTTCATTAACTTTGCTTTTACTTTTCTTTTTAGTAGAACCACCTTTTTTAAGCTTTAAACTTTGCAAAGTCTTTGCTTGCCTAGCGTGTGTCTTACTAGCTTTTTTTAAACCTTTAACTACTTTTTTAACTTTTGCTCTAGTTTTATTTGCGGGTTTTTTTTGTGGCATCTTTGTTCCTTTTAAATGACCTATTTTTAGATTTACTTGTAACTTTTAAGTTACTTCTTTTACTATTTCTAGGGTTACCGTCTTTATGGTGTACGTCTTTACCGTCACCTTTTTTTACTTTTTTTGCTTTTACAAGAATACGTCTAGCTTTATTTCTACCTGCTCTATTCTTTTTTTGTTTAGATTTGCTTTGATAATTATCGTATTCTTTTCTGTAATTACGCATTAATTATTTATCTTTAGCTTTACCTATATTTAAAGCACAAAAATCTATAACTTTATAAAGTTTACTTAAAAGCTTGTTGCCTTTAGGTGTAGGAGTAACCGCAGCTACAAAAGAAGCTATAGCTATTATTGCTGTTACCCACATAAATAAATTAATCCACATCATAGTATTTCTCCGTTTTTATGAATTTGCTGAAATGTATGCCTTACCTGTAGTAATAGCATCACTACAAGTAGTCTTTTTACTTGAAGATGAACCTACTATATTAGGTGTTCCATTGTTTCCATCATAAGCCAAAATAGTTTCTAAATGGTCTACATTACGTTGTATTAATGCGTTTATATCAGCTTGTGACATTTCTGTATCTTTATCTGC